AAGCGTGGGGTGAAACGTAACTCGCAGAAAAAACGGGTAGGTCACTTCAAGCCTAGCTTCCTAAGTAGTGCATTCTTCCAATGGCTCTTCCAAAGCATTCGATAAGTAAAGATACGATGACGTATCCCCAGGTATGCCCGTCTATGAGCTCTCTTAGACTTTATAGGTCTCATCCACAATGGCAGGAGGCTATTGATTACTAGGGCTAGCCTATGCAATACCCCTTTATGCCTGCGCTTAGAATCTAGGGTTTCTCCAAGTAATTCTTTGGAGCACCCGGTCTTGCTTTCGTCCGTTACAGGATCTACAAAGCGATTGTAAGTTGTTGATGTCATGATTGGGTTCCCCGTTGCCGGGTGGAACGATGTGGTCGATTGTCCAGTCTTCATTTATTAGCTCCTTCGCACACGAGACACAGATCGGTTCCAAAACAGTCTTCGCATAAGCCCTTGCATTCCTCCACGCTGTCGTATCGTGCCAGTCTGCCATCTGCTAATCCTCTCAATGTTTCTAGGTCTGTGGTTTCCCATTTATTTACTTCTTCAATTATCTCCTCGAATGTTAGAATGTCCCCTAGATCGTGGTGAGCGTTTAGGAACTCGAGTAGCTGCTTCCTTGCATAGTCAATACCAGCTTGAAAGCCTTTGGTGTATTGTGTCTTCATTCTTCCTCCTTATCACTAACGATTACGGTGATTGCTTTGGTGTCTGTGTTTACTGCACAATTCGGGCAAACGTAATGGTCTTTGAGATCGTATACCTCGTTGCAGTATAGGCATTCGCTAGTCACTTAGTTTCCTCGATGATCCTAACGATTCTTTCGAGGTGGTTCACATCCACGTTGGTAGAGATAGTTCCATCGCTAACGATGTTCTTTACTATTTCGTCCTTGAGGTGTTTGTAAGCTCCTGCCCAGCCTTTATTGTATTGTTCCATTTCTCTGGTTACGAGCATGGTCTTGAAGTTGTCCATAAGTGAGTCATAGTTAGGAACTAACTTCTTGATGTTCTCGATTGCTTCGCTCGAGAGTCTTTCGCGTTCTTCGTTATCCATGAGTTTTGATTATCCTTACTGCTAGCGTGGTTAGTAATTGCGCCAGTTCTGGAACTGACATGGCTCTTAGGAATAGCGATCCGAGTGCCGGGCGAATCTCCTCGAAGTCTGCACTCCATACCAGGTTGTCATCAAGCAATAACTTCATCGCTTCGAACATGATGGCGTTGCGTTCTTCGTCTGTTATCTTTCCGGCCATTAGTCCGACCAGTCTGCGATCAGGTAAAGAGCTCCAACAAAGATGGCACCGATTAGCGGCCAGACATCTTTGGTTTCGTAGGAGATGTAGCCCATAGCGAAAGTAAACGCTAAGACCATGAATCCTTCTAACATGTATTTCATGAGTTGCCTTTCTGTGTAGTGGTAGTTCAATTTTATTGCTGTGGTTGTGTTGTCAATCATTTGAATCGTTTTGTTACCGAATTGTTATGATCGCCTAGAAGTTAGGATTGTCTCTCCTTTGAGGCTGAATCCACACTCCTGGCAGAGATAGCGTTGATACTTACCGAGCTGTGTATACCTGTATCCATACTTGATTAGGTTCTGGCTTGCACAGTTACGGCAAGATAGCTGCTCTCCATTGGCAACCCCTAGATGTGGATGGTTTCTTATCCAAGGCAACAAGATGTAGTAAAGGTCGATTAGGAGATTGACGTCCTGAATCTGGTATTCCTTCATCATCTTCCAGGCTTTAGGGATACCGGCCATACAGTCAAGCCATAACTGGAATCCCGAGTGTTGCACCTTAGCTCCGACGCCTAGCTTTTGAGCTACGTAGTCGAGCTTGTTAGATGGGAACTTGAATTGGGATTTGACGGTTCTCATTAGATCTAGTTCAATCCAAGGGCTAGGTGGTAGATAGCCGTTCTCGATGAACTCTCGTTTGATGTGTTTGGAGTCGAATGCTGCAGAGTTCCATCCAATTAGGACATCCGCTTCATCCATGACTTTATGTAATTCATCCAACATGGCCTTTTTACCGTGGTGATGAACTGACTTGAAGATAACCTTGTCACTTCCAAGCCATCGAGCTCCCCAGCAAATTACTTCTGTGGAACGCTCTATCTGTGTGATTGCTATGTTCTGATCCCAGAGTCCCCATACGTGCGCCAGGTTCGGCGAAGTCTCTAGATCGAGGAATAGTATTTTCATACTCTAAACGTAGCCTCGACGCTTACGGTCTAGTTCCGACACGCCAGCCGTTATGGAATCGTTATCAAAGGGAATTACCGTTACTAGAACCCCTGAATCATGGTGATCTGCATAAGTCTTTCGGACTGTTAGATCCACTACTAGATTGTCGTTCTTGATTACCCCGGCAGATTCTAGAGAGTCTAGAACTCCTCGAGTTAGTTTGTCGATGTCATAAGTTCCCGTTGCATACTGCCTGGTTACTGATTTAGGTCGAGTAAGCCAGAACTGTAATGAGACCGAGACGGCCGTTACGAATTGAGAATCAAGCTCCATCATCTTGAGTTCAAACATTCGCTTCATGGTCGCTCGCCAGGCAGGGAGATCCTTATTGGCTTCTACTAGGACTATGTGAGCTCCTCGAGAGAATGCCTTCTTTGACCCTTGAGGTCTTGGTTCTCCTGCAACGAACAGTTGGAACATTTAGAACGGTAGTCCTGCAGGTTCTCCTGGTGCGAGAATGCTTTGGATCTCCTGAATTGGAGTCTTTTGTTCTGCAGCTCTAATCAGCTCAACTTCACAGTTATTCAAAGAGTGCTCGACTACCTGCTTAGTTTCCTGACCGGGCTTGTTGTAAGTTCCGACCTTGGTGCTTAGGTGGCCGTGAATCTTTACTTCGTCTTCCTTCTTTAGGCTGCAAGGTATATCTAACCAAGCCGTCCATAGTCGATTGCGTGGTTCGCCTTTGAAGTCGTAAGTCTCCCAGACCCTAAGTCTTGGATAACCTTCGTTTACTACCTCGGCTACTTTTGCATAGATTGTTACTTGTGCCATTTCTGTGTTTTTCCTTTCTAGTGTTCTTTTAAGTTTAAGTTAATTATTAGTTAACTTTAACGCGACATCTACGCCGTCCCGTGACGTCGTGGGTGACACCCCGACTAGTCTTAAACGCCGTCCCGTTTTGCCTTTTTTGACGCCCCGTAGATTATGACTCAAACTACCGTCACAGCCTTCCGGGCAATCAATGTTGATCCAGTATCGATTGGTGATTCGGTCGAAGCGATACCCGATTCCGTCATGCTGCGACATTTCAATTTCTCCTAGCTCGACTAGCTTCTGGAGATTGCGTTGAACTTGTCTAACGGAACACCCGGCTAATTTAGCCAGGCGAGTTTGTGAAGGATAACAACCCTCTTCTGGGTCATCTCCTAAGTGCCATGCCAAAGCCGTCATAAGGGCTCGAGCGGTTCCGGTGCTATGAGAATGGTGCAGAACGGCTGAAAGGGCTTCTAGGCTCATGCTGTGCCTTCCTGGGCTATAATTAGAACGCCCATCGTGGTTGGGTGACGCTTTCGCGTCGGGCTAGTAGTTTTCTGTGGCTACTAGCCCTTTCCAATTTACTTGGCCTTTAGCGAATCAGCGAGAGATTTGATAGCTTCGAGAACATCGTTATCAACTTGTGACTTTTGTGCAGTTGCGTAGATAACCCTTAGAGTCTCTAGATCATTGTTTGCTGCAGCTTCCGAAGCTTCCTCGATGTAGTTCCGGGAATCTCTAGTTGCCTTGATCATCTCTTCACGGCTTGGACGGTTTTTAGAAGCGGATAGTCCTAGAGTTGCAAGTCCTCGACCGATTGCAGAAGTTGAACAGTTCTCTAAGAATGAAGAACGATTGATGTTGCTCGAGCCTCGAGTTTCCTGCGCCCAATCTACGGCTGCAGGTCTAAGGTCTTCGCGATCAGTAAACACCGAAGCTTGAACTACAACTTCTTGCTCATTGATTAGTTTGATTTCTGTGATGATACGGCCGTTAGGATACGTCTTCCAGAACTTCTGAATACGTTCTGAAACTGGCTCGTAATTGCTTAGGTCGAAACCCATTTTTCCTCCTATTTGAATGTGATGAATGGCTTGCCGTTACGGGCTTGTAAAGCAATAACCTTTTCACCTTGGAACAGACCATACTTAGTCCCGTTCATGAATGCAAGCACCGCGGACTTGTGTGCCTTGAATTGTTTATCCCATTGGTCGAACTCGAGTTTCGCCTGGAGAAGATTTGACCATAGAGATCCAAGTTCCAGCTCGCCTTCCTCGATACCCTCGGATAGCTCCCTAACAGTCTCGTAGGTAGAATCGCTTCCGTCGTAGTCTGGAGCTGTCTTCGAGTCTAAGAAGCCGTAGAACGCCCGTAGGCGGGTTTTTATGGTCTCGACAAGGGAATCATCCCGAACGACCTCAAACTCCTTCCAATCGCCTCCTGCGACCGCTACGACCATAGCCGAGTCTAAGCCTAGAACGGATAGGTAATGTTGAACTTGAAGGTTATAGTGCTCTGGTAGCTCATCCCAATACTGCCTGGTGAACTTGATCTCGAGGACGGATAGCTTGCCGTTCTTCCACTCGATTATGCCATCGACGTTAGCTACCGATCTAGGGTCTTCTACGCTAGCCCAAGTTCCGGTCTCATGGACAGTTAGCCAATCCGAGTTAGATTCCTGGAAGAGCTGCCTAATTACTGGCTCGAATGCCGTGCCCAGTTTCATTGGCATAGAGGGTTCGATTTCCGAATCGATTAACCCAGTCTTTTCGCAATAAAGCGTGTATGCGCTTTTCCAAGGGTTCTTATCCATTACGGACGCGATGTCAGAACCGCCAATACCTTTTCGGGCATTGTGCCATTCTGGGGAGCCAGGCTCAAACGTGCCTAGATACTTTGCGAAGCCTAAAGCTTCTATCTTTTCTGTGATTGTCATACCGTCATTTTATAGACGGTCTCTGACATTACTTGGTAGGGACGTTCTTTATTGCTAAAGCTGATCCACCAACGGTTAGAAGAGCTGCAACTACGTCGAGAATTGGTAGAGCTAGTTCTTCATTTAGTAGACCAAGGATTACTAGAAGGGGAAATACCGAAGCGATAACTCCGTAGATCCATTTGCGCGTCTCTGGTTTGTAGTTGAACATTATTGCCTTTCGTTTACGGTAGACGTGACCAAGTTTGAGGACCGACTACTCCGTCTACTTGAATCTTCTGTTGTTTCTGAAACTTACGAACGGCCTTTTCGGTTAGAGGACCAAAGACGCCATCCACCTTTAGATCTCCTAAAGCTGCCTGTAAGTATTTCACGGTATCTCCAGTAGAACCGTTTCTTAACCACTTACCTAGTTTTGGCTTTGTCGGTGTTGTCGGTGTTGTCGGTTTGCTAGGTTTAGAAGGTTTGCCGGAAGCTCGCTTGTTGCACTCGCTTACGATGTATTCAAGCTTAGAAGTGACATAAGGACCGGGGCAAGCTGTTGCTTTGTATTGTGAGTGCCAGGCAATAAAGAACTCCGATTGAGTTCTAGCTTTTTCGTTTAGTGCAAAGCCTTGGTTAGCTCTGGGAGATTGACTAGCGTGGTAAACAATCACATCGATAAGAGCATTGAGAGCTGCGTCTGATACAGGCCAGTCTCCTCCAGTAGAAGAGTTATCAATCTCGAAGGTTACGGCACTCGGGTCTGGAGTTCCACCTGTGGAGTAAGGTCTCCTGGTCGGGTTTACGATTCCGGTGACTGCTCCAGCGTTGGAGATGTGATAGGTCGGGTGAGAGTTTCTGACGTTAGCGTTAGCCACATAGTTCAAGCCATTAGTTCCGGCAACGTGGTGAATCACTACGCCGTTTATTGGACGGCCACCTCGAGAGCCGCCGAAACCGTTGTCGATTACGGCAGATACTTTTGGATACCAGGCTGTCATTATTTTCCTATCGAGTTTATTAGTAAACCAATCAAAGCCACAACCGAGGCTGTTAGCCCGGTGTAAGCAATCTTCTCTACCCAAGCAAGTCTAGCTAAAGTTAGTTCGACTTCGCGGATACGATCTGGCACGTCGTCCAAGTGATCTAGCTTCTCGAGAACCTTGATAAGAATGTCCCCATGCTCGAGCTGCTTTTTATAGATGTCCCCTTGAGTAATTCGGACAGAGCTAGTCTTCTCTTCCGACATTTTACAATGAGGCTATTTCAT